GCTACAACAGCTACACCGGGGCCTACACCTACCAGACCGACGAAGACACCATCAAGGCCGCGCTGGAAGAGTTTGGCGCGATCATCACCAACCTGCTGACCGAAGCAAGCAGCGAAAAGCCGCTGACCAAATCCCTGTTCGAGTGCAAGCCCACCCCGGAGCTGGGCCGCATCGAAAAGGCCGGCCGCAGCCTGAGCGCAAAGAACCGCGAAGCCTTGCAGGGCCTGTATGACAGTCTGGGCACGTTCCTTGCGTCCGTCGATGCAGACCCCGACAAGGACAAACCCGGCGGCGAAACTGGCACGTCTGAGGACGACGACCAGCAGGCCGACAAGGGCAGCAGCAAGGACACCGGCAAGAAGCAGCAGTCGGACGATAACAAAAAGGCCGCCGCTGATGACGATTCTGCCGCGTCCGATAACAGTACCGAGGCCCCCGACAACAAAAAGTCGGGTGACGATACATCCACCGAAACCAACAAAACCACTAAGGAGGGCAAAACCATGACTAAGAGCGAAGCCGAAAAGCTGTTACAGGAAGCCGTTGCAAAGGCACTGGGTCAGCAGCAGACCGAGCAGAACCCCGCCGCCGTCGCAAAGTCTGAGGGCGACGAGATCACCCCGGACTTTGTCCAGAACGCCGTTGATGCAGCCATCAAAAAGGCACTGGGCCAGCAGGAGCCGGAACAGAAGCAGGAGCAGCAGCTCACCAAAGCCGACCTGTCCGACCTGATCGACGGTATCGTCGCAAAGTCCGTCAGCGCAGTGCTGAACAGCCGCGCCAACCCCACCAACCTGAACGGTGCATCCGGCACTGTCCAGAAGTCCGCCGCGCAGGATGAATGCTACCTGCACGGCATCCTGTAAGTGAAGAAGGAGGACACCAATATGCCGCGTTCCATTGAAGACATCATCCGCAACGCCATCAACACCGGCAACTTTACCCCCAACGCAGGCGCGGGCATCCTGTCCAGTGAGCAGGCCCGCAAGTTCATCCAGCAGACCTTTGAAGCCACCACGCTGGGCGGCCTTGTTCGCCACGAAATGCGCACCGCACGTTCCGGCGAGATTGACAAGATCGGCATTGCATCCCGCATTCTGCGCGAGAAGACCGAGGACACCGATGACGGCTACCGCGCAGGCGTCAACACCACCTCGATCAAGTACGCCTGCACCCCTGTCCGTCTGCCTTGGGAAATCACCGAGGAAACTCTGCGCGAGAACATCGAGGGCCAGAACCTTGAGAACATCATCACCAACATAATGACCACCCAGACCGGCATTGACGCCCTCGACCTGTACCTGAACGGCGACGAGAAGTTCGCAAAGGTCAAGGCTTTCAGCGCATCCACCGCCTACCAGACCGGCGACCTCGTTTCCAACGGCGGCAAGGTCTACGCTGGATATGTTCTACAACTCCCTGCACGCCATGCCGAACAAGTACAACAACGGCAAGCTGCGCTGGCTGATGTCCCCGCACCGTGCGCAGGAGTGGGAGCTGCACCTGCTGAACCAGATCATCGACAAGGGCGGCGCGGTGCCTGATTCCATCTACAACAGCCCCGCAAAAGTGCCGGTCGTCGAGTGCCCGTCCCTGCCGGATGACAAAATCATTCTGACCGACCCGAAAAACCTGATCGTCGTCAACACCTACGGCATGAAGATCAGAAAGACCGTCGAGGGCAAGGAAGCCATCATGAAGGACAAGCGTTTCTACGTTGTCCACTTTGACTTTGACCCCATCATCGAGGAGCTGGACGCGGCCGCCATCATCACCAACATTAAGTGATCTGGCCCCGCTGATATGAAAGGCAGGAGAACAGAATGACGTACCACCTCAAACTGAAAAACGCTATGTCCTACACTGGCGTGGTAAAGGCCACGCGGGAGGAACCCGATGTTTTTACCGCTGATGAAACCATCAAAGCCGCCGCCCTGCGCAGCGGCTATTTTGATCTGGTCGATGTTCTGGCCGAACAGGACACGGCCGCCCCCGCTGACCCTAATACCATCCCGCTGACCCCAGCAGGGGAGCAGGCCGAAGATGGCAGCATCCCGGCCACCCTTGACCGGGCCTATCTCGAAAGCCTGTCCTTTGCCGAGCTGAAGCGGCTGGCAAACGATATGGGCGTCCCGGTCACGAAGACCACGAAAAAGGCCGAGCTGATCGACGCGCTGGCCGCCGAGCCTGTCACCGTCCCGACGGAAGCCGACGACGCCGAGCCGGATTTCGGGGAGGACTGACCCATGCCCGCACGTCCTTGGATAACCCCGGAGCAGGTGCGCGAATACTCCGAAACGCCGGAAGTCGTCAGCCGGACAGATGCAAAGCTGGCCGTGGACATTTCCCGCGCTGAACAGTACATCATTACCTACACCCACAACAAGGGTCTGCTGGACATGGAGGAGCTACCGGAGGGCGTCAAGACCGCCTGCATCCTGCTGGCCGAAGCCTACGCCCACAATGCCGCGCTGACGTCCTCTAAGACGCTGAAATCCGAAACCTTTGACGATTACAGCTATTCGGCCGATCACTCCGACATCGAAGTCCGCAAGCTCGATCTGGCCGCCCTGCTGGACGATTACGTCGTAGCAGCAGCCAACGGAACCGTGACCATGCGAATGCGGCGGCTGTAAGGGGAGGGCAACAACATGGCGTTTGAAAACTACCTCAACGACCTGTGCGACATCTACCATGTGCAGAAAGGCACAGGCTCCCCCGGCTATGGCCTGACCGAACAGCCGGCCTTTTCCTACCCGAAAGAGCCGGACGTTCCCGGCGTCGCCTGCCATTTTGGCGTCAAGAGCGAAAGCACATCCATCAACCAGACCGCCCCGGCCAACATCAAGGAATCCCGCATCAAGCTGACCTTGCCCACCGAGACGGACGTGCGCCTGAACGATAAGATCATCGACAAGAGGAACGGCTATGAGTACATCGCGGAAATTCCGCACGACGTCCACGGCCACCATATTTTTGTCTATGTCACCGCAAAGGGGCAGCAGAGGTATTTGTGATGGCAACCGTCAACGTGGACGTTTCCGAATTTCGCGCCTTTTTCCAGCAGATCGGCAAAGCCGCATCCGGGGATTTTAAGCGTGAAATGGAGCTTTTCTTGGAGGGCCTTGGCAATGAATTTTTACGCATCCTGCAAGATGAAATTGTCCGGCGACAGGTCATCGACACCCGCCAACTACTGGCGTCCTTTGAAAAAGGGCAGCAGGGCAACGTCTGGGAGCTGTCAGATGGCGACCTGACGCTTGAAGTCGGCACCAACGTCGATTATGCGTCATACGTCAATGACGGTCACTGGACAAACCCCAAAGGCGTACAGTACCGCTTTGTCCCCGGCTACTGGCTGGACGATGGCCGCTTTATCTATGACCCATCCGCAGAGGGCGGCATGGTGCTGAAACAACACTGGGTCGAGGGCAAGCACTACTGGGAAAGCGCGTTGCGCATCCTCGACAAGATGATGCCCAGCCTGCTGGACGCAAAGCTCCAAACTTGGCTTGATGAATATTTTAAGTAATCGACTTTCCGGCAGCGGGAAGTCAATTTCATTTTGCCATCATGCCAGTTTTGGGGCCATCTGACCGAACGAAACCCACAAAAAAGGAGAACTCATGCTGGAACAGGACTTAGCCAGCATCATGCGTTTTCTGACCGAAAAGAGCGGCAACCCGGCCCCGTACTACAACAACGTGCCTGAGCAGTTCCGTGTCCCGGCGATCTACTTTCCCCGCCCGGACATCGGCAGCGGCAGCGACACGCTGAACACCTACGCGTTGGACTTCTCCCTTTTCGTCAAGTTCTTCCACAAGACCAAAGAGGACGCATACGAGCTTGGCTACACCGCCCTGAACGCCCTGCTGGAACGCCGAAACAGAATCTCGCTGATCGACGAATCCGGCAAGCCGACAGGGAAGTATATCCGCATCCGCGACCCCACCCTGCGGGCCGTGGACGAAAGCGCGGTACAGCTGCAAATCGACTGGACAGCCCGAAAGCCGTTTGCAGTCGAACCCGAAACCCTGATGCAGACCTATGAAATCAAGGACTGGCACGAGCCGGACATCTACGTCACCCGGCGTATTGAAACGGCTTTCAGCGCAGCGGTCAAAAACTGCACTGTCAGCTACCCGCACCCCGATTTCACAGGCCAGCATCCGAAATGATACAGGAGGCTTTATATGGCAACCAAAGCAACCTCTGAGCAGGCAGCGGCAAAGTTCCCGCTGGAATCCCTGCGTAAGAACTGCCGCGCAGTCTTTGGCGTGTCTGCCTGCACCTTTGCAGGCGCAACCGCTGACCTGCCCGACGGTG